ATCCTCGGGATGGATCTCTCGAAGAGCACCGACCTTTCCGCGATGGTCGCTCTCTACCCGTGCGAGAACGACGAGTTCGAGGTCGATGCGATGTTCTGGGCTCCCCGCGATCTCATCATGGAGCGAGAGCGAACCGACCGCCAGCCGTTCCAGCACTGGGTCAACTCGGGGTACATCACCGCCACCGACGGGAACGTGATCGACCACTCGAAGATTCGGGAGTTCGTGCTGGAGTACGCCAAGACGCACCAGATCGAGCACGTCTACATGGATCTCACCGGGGCGGTGCAGCTTGCCGTGGAACTGCAAGGGGCGGGGCTCAAAGTGTCAGGATGGAGCCAAGGGTTCCGGGGCATGAGTTCGGGCACGAAGCGGCTCGAATCGCTCGTGCTTCAGAACCGGATACGCCACGGCGGCAACCCAGTGCTGTCGTGGATGTCGGCGAATGTGACGGTGGAGACGAACTCGTTTGAGGACGTTCGGCCGGTGAAGAAGAAGAGCACGGGTCGCATCGACGGCATCGTGGCTCTGATCTTCGCCCTGGGTGGCTGGGAGTCATCGAAGATCACCAACAAGCCCTCGGTCGAACCCTCCATCCTCATCCTATGATCGCCAACGCTCACCGCATTTTGTGGCTCCCCGGCGAAGACTCCCGCAACTGGGATTACGAGTCGGGCAGTTGGGCTTCGAGCAATCGCAATCCGAGCGGCGTGAAGGTGGACGCCGAGACGGCACTCCGCTCGACCGTGGTGCTCGCCTGCATCCGCGTGCTCTCGACCAGCGTCGCCGGGCTGCCGTTTCATCTCTACCGTCGGCTGCCGGGTGGCGGGAAGGAGATCGCCCGCGAGCATCCGCTCTATCGGCTTTTGCACACGCAGCCGAACTCGTGGCAGACCTCGTTCGAGTGGCGCGAGCAGATGATGCTGCACTTGCTCTCGCACGGGTTCGCCCTTGATGAGAAGGTCTACACGGGCGGGGCGATCAGCGAGATCGTGCCGCTGCACCCGAGCCGGGTGAAGACCGAGCAGTTGGAGAACAACCGGCTCCGATACACGTACCGCGAGGCGTCGGGCTCTTCGACGGTCTACACGCAAGACGCGGTGATGTCGGTGCGGGGGATGAGCGATGACGGCGTGAACGGAATGAGCACGATCGAGCTCGCCCGCGACGCGATTGGGCTGGCTCGTGCGTGCGAGATCCACGGGGCGACGTTCTTCGGTTCGGGTGCCCGGCCCGGCGTGATCCTCTCCACCGATCAGATGCTCTCGCCCGAGGCGGCTGAGAACACCCGCAACCAGTGGGAGCGGGCTCACCGTGGCCCCGACCGAAGTCATAGGACGGCGGTGCTTCAAGGCGGGCTCAAGGTCAACGAACTCGGCGGAAACAACCAAGAGAGCCAGTTCCTTGAGGCTCGCCGGTTCCAAGTCGAGGAAGTGTGCCGGCTCTTTGGCGTTCCCCCACACCTCGTAGGCGATTTGACCAGAAGTTCTTTCTCGAATATTGAGCAGCAATCGCTCGACTTCCTGACGAACGGGCTGATGCCGTATCTGCGTCGCATCGAGTCTTCGATTGCTCGCGATCTCTTGGAAGGCGATGACGAATACTTCGCGGAGTTCGACACTCGCGGCGTGCTGCGGGCTGACGCTGCGGGGCGATCGAGCTACTACAACACGATGTGGAACCTTGGCGTGTTGAGCGTGAACGAGATCCGCTCGCTGGAGAATCTGAACCCCGTCGAAAGCGGCGATGTCAGGTTCGTGCAACTGAACATGACCACGCTCGACAAGGCGGCAGCGACCCCCGAGCTGATGCCCGCGACCGTGGTCGAAGAGATCATGGTGGACGAGACTGCCCCGGCTCCCGAGCCGGTCGCGGATGCCGCCCCGGTCGAGGCGGAAGAGGGGCCGCAGATCGCCGACGTTTCGCTCAACGGGGCGCAAGTCTCCAGCCTTTTGGAGATCGTCGCCCAATACAACGCCGGGCTCCTCAACGAGCAGGGCGCGAAGGCGATCATCGCCGCTGCGTTCCCCGGCATCCCGGCATCGACAATCGACGCGATCATCGCGGGCACCAGCACCGCCCCGGTCGCGATGCCGGGCGAAGCTCCGGCCCCCGAGCCCCTCGCCGCCTCTCTGCCCGCGAGCCGGGCGATGACGATCTCGGTGGACTTCGACCGGACGTTCGCCGCTGACCCGCAGTTGTGGGGCGAGTTCGCCCGGCAGTCTGCCGCCGCCGGCAATCGGGTCGTGATGGTCTCCCGCCGTCGCGACACGCCCGAGAATCAAGACGAGATCGCCGAGACGCTGGGCGACTACCGCGAGGCGTTCGATGCCGTGCTGCTTGTGGGCGACCGGCTGAAGGACGAAGCCGCCCGCGAGGCGGGCATCGAGGTCGATGTATGGGTGGACGATTCACCGCAGTTCGTGCGGGCCGCTGAGTCGCGTGCCGCCCCCGGCAGCGTCGCGGAGGGCGACTTCGTTTCGTGGGATTCGTCGGGCGGTCGTGCTCGCGGGCGGATCGACCATGTGATGGACTACGGCACGCTCGACATCCCCGGCACCGACTTCAAGATCGACGCGACCGAGGAAGACCCGGCCGCCCTCATCACGGTCTACGAAGAAGTGAGCGGCGGATGGCGACCGACCGAGACGCAAGTCGGTCACAAGGTCGCGACGCTCACGAAGATCGACCCGCTGCCCGAGCCGCCGCCGGTTGAGGAGAACGCCTACGGGAAGCCGAAGCGGAAGCCTCGGAGGCGGAAGGGTGGCTAAGTATGACCACATCGACTTCAGCCCGCCGGCTGGCGTGCGGGAGGAAGCAGCGAAAGGGCTCGCGTGGCGAGACGAGTACGGCCGAGGCGGCACGGCAGTCGGCGTTGCCCGAGCGAGAGACCTGTCGAACGGAACGAACATCTCGCCCGACACGGCGAAGCGGATGGCGAGCTACTTCGCCCGGCACGAAGTGGACAAGCAGGGCGAGGGCTGGAGCCCCGGCGAGGACGGCTTCCCGAGTGCGGGCCGGATCGCGTGGGCTCTGTGGGGCGGCGATCCGGGGCAAGCGTGGGCGAGCAAACTGACCAAGCAGATCGAAGCGGCTGACGAGGAGGGCAGGAGCATCATGGGCAACATCGAACGGCGTTCTCTGGCGATTGACGAGATCGAGTCGGCGGTGCCGCTGCTCGCGGTCGAGAGCCGCAGCGAAGACGGTGCCGAGCGTGAGTGGGTCGTGGGCTACGCCGCGAAGTTCGGCGTGCTGTCCCTCGACCTGGGCGACTTCGTGGAGCGGATCGACCCTGGTGCCTTCGGCATCGTCGCCGAGCGACGGGGGCGAAAGAAGCCGCTGGAGACGCGAGCCCTCTGGAACCACGACCCGAACTACCCGCTCGCCCGCTATCCCGGCACGCTGCGGATGACCGTGGATGAGGTCGGGCTGCGGTACGAGTTCCCCGTGCCCGACACGTCCTACGGGCGGGACATCGCGAGCAACATCCGGGCTGGCATCGTCAAGGGCTCGTCGTTCTCGTTCACCGTGCCGAGCGGCGGCGACTCGTGGGCGGTCGAGGATGGTCGCAGCGTGCGGACGATCCAGAAGATCGACACGCTGCTCGATGTCGGGCCGGTCACGTTCCCTGCGTATCCCGATGCCGATGTGACGGTGGCCCAGCGGTCATTTGACCAGTACCGGCAGCAGCAGGAGATCGAGGTGGCGAAGCGTTCGCTCGCCCGGTCGCGTGCCGCCGAGATCCGCGAGTATCTGAGGCAGCATGGCCGCTAGTGGTGATTCGTGCCCCCGGTGCCGCGATGGCAAGTACGCCGTCGCGTCGAGTGTTCGCAGCGGCGAGTATCAGACTCGCTATCTGCGGTGCCAGCGGTGCGGCTGCACCGACAAGCAGATCGTGCCGGGCAGTGAAGTGCGGCGGAAGTCGTTTACTGCCGAGCGTGCCTAACTGAATGGTTTCGGGGCGTGGCTCCTAGTTTCGGGGTAGGCGATGCGATTGCGTCGCCACGAACCCGACTACAGGAGCCTCCCTCGTGGACAAGATCAAGGCACTGCTCGAAGAACTGGCCGCCGTCGTTGCCGAGATGGAGGCGATGACCGAGGACGCCCCCGAGGGTGAGGCTCCCGCCGAGCCGATGACCGAAGAGCAGGAGGCTTCGCTCCGGTCGCTCGAAGTTCGCGCCGACAAGCTCAAGGAGCGGATCGAGTTCCTGACCCGCGTGCAGGCCAAGGAGCTTGAGCTCCGCAGCGTTCTGGAGCGTGCCGCTCCCGCCAAGAAGATCGAAGCCACCGAGGAGACCCCCGCCGTGGAGAGTCGCAAGGCCCCCGTGTTCGCGATCCCGAAGTCAAGCCGTCCCCTTCGCGGTTTCAAGAGCGAAGAGCGTGCCTACCGTGCTGGCATGGCGATCCGTGCCGGTCTGCTCAATGACGAGGAGGCTCGTCGGTGGTGTGCCGATCACGGCGTTCAGAGCCGTGCCCAGGCGGGCGGGATCAACTCGCTCGGCGGCGTCCTGACCAATGACGAACTCTCGACCGAGATCATCCGGCTCGTCGAGGAGTTCGGTGCCTATCCGGCGAACGCCCGCAACGTGACGATGAACAGCGACACGCTGTTAATCGCCCGTCGCACCGGCGGTCTGTCGGCTCGCCCGATCGGTGAGAACGCCGCTCCGACCCCGAGCGACGTGACCTTCGACAACGTGCAACTCGTCGCGAAGATCTGGGGCGTGGACAACCGCGTGCCGATGTCGCTGATCGAGGACTCGGTTATCAATCTCGCCGATGCGATGGCGGTCGAGGTGGCCCAGGCTTACGCCGAAGCCTTCGACAACTCCGGGTTCATCGGAACCGGCAACGGCTCGCTCTACCACGGCACCGTGGGCGTCGCGGTCGCGATCAACGACGGCACGCACTCGGCGAGCGTGGTGACGGCTGACACCGGCAACAACACCTTCGGCGGTGGCACGAGCGGTCTCGACCTCTCGGACTACACGAACGTGGTCGCTCGGCTGCCCCTGTACGCTCGGCGGAATGCCAAGTGGTACATCAGCCCCGCCGGCTACGGCTCCTCGATGCTGCGGCTCATGATGGCTGCGAGCGGCAACAACCAGGCCGACGTGGCTGGCGGTGCGAACCTGTCCTTCCTGGGCTTCCCGGTGGTGCTCGTGCATCCCCTGGAGAGCCGCCTGACCGGCACCGCGAATCAGATCGCTTGCCTGTTCGGCGACCTCTCGCAGGCTTGCACGATGGGCACCCGGCGGGAGATCAGCGTCAAGACCGACGCGTCTCGCTTCGTGGAGTTTGACCAGCTCCTGACCTTTGCCACAGCGCGTGTGGCGATGGTCGCCCACGACCTTGGTGACTCCAGCAAGGCTGGCCCGCTCGTCGCTCTCAAGTTCGCCTCGTGAACCCTCTGACCCTCTAGGAGACTCTGATCCGTGAACTACCTCGAAGCATCCAAGACGGTCGTGGGTTCCACCGTGACCTCGGCCGCCGGAACGGCGACCCTGACCATCGACCGTCTCGGCTACGACTACGCGTCGGTCGATGTGGTCGTGGCGGTGTCGGCGACCCCGGCCAATACCTCGGCGTCGATCCTCAATGTCCTGACGCTCTCGCAGGGCGACACGAACACGGCTGGCTCCTCGGTCTACACCGTGGCGGTTCCCGCTGCGAGCGTGGCTGTCACGGCCCAG